TACAGGAATCCTGCCCTGACTGTCCTCTCTCTCTTGACCACGGTTCTCACCGTGATGGAAGTCAATGGGTCACCAATTGTAGTGACCACATCCGAGGTTGTTTCGTCTGTCTCAATGACCCGTCCGCGCGCAGTTTGACGCACGGGGACGAAAATGCTGTTGCGGTCATTGTGCAACGCCTCCAACGTACCCTCAATATCCTGCATTAGGGGTCTAACCCCATACAGCCATGCAAGATACTGATTACCAGCCCCCTGGGCGAGGAGCAAACCACGTTCTAATTCGGTAGATGCCGAGTTGACATCTTTGGTTAACCGAAACGCTGCTTCGCGACTGGCATCAGATGCCCGCCGTTTCCGCCGCTTACGTAGGTTCACCTGACGTCGTCTCTCCGCAATCTTCTCAGCTTTGATAGCCTTCGAATATTTGCGGGTCAAGTCGGTCAGCGCCTTGATGGGGTTTCGCAGAGTCTTAAGCGTCTCACGGATTTCTCCGATAAACGCCATCCCCTGCACTTCTGGCGCCTTCACTCGAGATAGGGCCTGTGTGGCCGCTTGGGACTCGAGATCAACTGCACTGTCGAATCTGTGTTGGGCTAACGCCGCGGTCCAAAGAATCGGACCATACACACGGTGCAGAAGGGATTGATTATGGTCTTTCCAGGCATGAGACGTCCCGTAAGTACAACCGGGGGACACCAGCGAGTGCTGGTACCCTGTCATCTCGTAACTCTGTAGGACCTTGACAGCATCGCAAGGGTTGTTGAAGACTTCGCCGAGCAAAGAACGTCGGCGGAATCCGGGCACGGGGTAATCTGTCATCTTCTTGTAGGTCCCTTCGGTGCCGCCCTGGTATTGGACGGTCACATTGGGATTATTACAGACGCTTATGGTACGAACGTTTGTACCAGTCAGCAAAAGATCAGACTCCCGTATCCTCCTTCCCTCACGAATTGTTGTTGTCAATGTTATAACCTTTCCGATGGCTTAGGCTTGCTGGAAAGAAAGAAGGAACGGAACTCACCATACTTGTGCTGGTCCCAACCAGTTTGTCGGTTTGGGTACCTTATATCCGTACGCTAGGAGGGCACGTCCATTAGGGCGCAGCGACTACCTAACGTGTATGGATACCAAGATGATGAGCCGAGGTTAGCAAAGCCTCCGTAAGTGCACAGCTAGAGCGACGGGTCATGCCCGTCCCCTAGGTGAGGGAACTTACGC